AGGTATTGGCGGATTGTTTGGAGGAGGCGGCAACGATAGTGGCGACGGCGGTCGACCGGGAGGCGGCAATGCAGGAGCAGGATTGGGCAAAGGGATTGGAAACATAGGTAAAGGCATTGGAGCAGGCTTAGGCGGCGTGCTTAAAGGTCTAGCCAAAGGCATTGCAGCATTTGCTAACCCAGCAGTATTACTCGGCGGTGTCAATATAGGACTTGTAATTCTAGGAATAGGTGCTGCTGTAGCAGGTGCAACATGGATGGTAGGAAAAGCATTACCTACTATGGCAGAAGGCATGAAGTCTTTTGAAGAATTAGACGGTGCTGGATTAATAGCTGCTGGTAAAGGTATGGCAGCAGTTGGCGCAGGCTTGTTGGTGTTTGGTGCTGGAGGTGCGCTAGGCGGCATCGGTAATGTAATAGGCAATATATTTGGAGCAATTCCGGGCAAAAGTCCTTTAGAAAAATTAAAAGATTTTTCCGATGCTAAGTTAGACACTACACAAATTGAAAATAATGCCAAAGCAATGATGGCATACAGCGAAGCAATGGCAGGTTTCAAAGGCGGCCCTGCTCCTAGCATACTAGGCGCATTTGCAACAGGAATTGTATCATTCTTTGGTGGCGAAACTGATCCAATGGCACCAATTAAACGCTTTGGTGAAATGACTCTTAATACTGCTAACATAGTTGCAAATGCAGGAGCAGTTGCAGCATACGCATTTGCAATGAAAGACTTCCCTACAAGTCCTGCTCCTTCGGTGTTAGGAGCATTTAAATCAGGAATTGTATCGCTGCTAGGTGGTGAAACAGATCCAATGGCTCCAATTAAAGCCTTTGGAGAAATGAAACTCAATTCAGCACAGATTGTGTCAAATGCTTTTGCAGTAAGTGCATATGCAATGGCTATTAAAGACTTTCCTACTTCGCCTGCTGCTGATGTACTAGGTGCATTCAAAGGCGGCATATCAGCACTACTCGGCGGCGACAAAGATCCAATGGCACCAATTAAACGCTTTGGTGAAATGAAACTTGATGAGCAAAGTATTATTGATAATGCTTATGCAGTAAGTGCATATGCAGATGCAGTTAAAGACTTCCCTAAGTCACCTGCTGCTGATGTGTTTAGTGCATTTAAAGGTGCTGTTGCAGGATTACTAGGTGGCGACAAAGATCCAATGGCTCCGATTAAACGATTTGGAGAAATGACATTAAACACCGCTAACATAATTGCAAATGCAGGAGCTGTTTCGGCATATGCAGATGCAGTTAAAGATTTTCCTGCTTCTCCAAGTGCTGATGTGTTTGGTGCATTCAAAGGTGCTGTTGCAGGATTACTAGGTGGCGACAAAGATCCAATGGCACCAATTAGAGCATTTGGTGAAATGACGTTTAATACTGCTGGTATAATTGCAAATGCAGGTGCATTAAGTGCATATGCAGATGCAGTTAAAGATTTTCCTAAGTCACCTGCTGCTGATGTGTTTGGTGCATTCAAAGGTGGCTTAGTATCACTACTTGGTGGCAACACTGATCCAATGTCTCCGATTAAAGCCTTTGGAGACATGACATTTAATACTGTTGGCGTAGTTGCAAATGCAGGTGCATTAAAAGCATACGCAGATGCAGTTAAAGACTTTCCTACTTCGCCTGCTGCTGATGTGTTTAGTGCATTTAAAGGTGGTTTAGTATCACTACTTGGTGGTGAAACAGATCCAATGGCACCGATTAAACGCTTTGGTGATTTATCATTTAATACTCCCGGTATAATTGCAAACGCAGGTGCATTAAAAGCATACGCATCTGCAATGAAAGACTTTCCTACTTCGCCTGCAGCTAGTGTGTTTACTGCATTAACAGACGGTATCATTGGATTACTAGGTGGCAACACAGATCCATTTGCTCCTATGGAAGCGTTTGGTAAAAGATCATTTAATACTGTCCAACTTATTGCTAACGCAAATGCAGTAAGCGCATTTGCTACTGCAATGGACGGTATGCCAGAAATAAAGACAGAGAAATCCGGCGGCTTATTTGGCGCAATAGGAAGCTTCTTTACTGGCGCTGATGTAATGCCCTGGGATCATATTACTAAATTTGGTGCAGCAGAAATTGATGCTGCTGCTGTTGTAGCAAATGCAAACGCAATGTCTGCGTTTGCAACTGCGCTTACAGGCATGCCAACAGGTGACGAAATTGAAGGTAAGGGTGAATTTAGTTCAAAGACTATTGCAGGCTTAGAAAGAATTAGTGCATTAACTGGAGAAAATATTACTAGTGTTGCAACTAGTATGGCTAGCATTGCAAATATCACTGGATTACAATCAAATTTAGATATTTTAAAATCAGGACTTGACACATCGGGCGTAATCAGTTATAATACAGCTATGCAGGATCTTGTTAACACATTAGGTGATTTAAATAAAGAACTTTCTAAAGACAATAATGGCTACTTGAAAGCCGGTAAAGGAACTAACGCAGGTTCAGTAATGGGACAGACATCGTCCACTAGTGCGCCAAACGCAGGCGGAAGTCAGTTAAATAGTACTATGCAGCAAGTCCTAAAACTATTAGAAGAAATGCGAGACTTAGATATTAAGGTTGAACGAAATACTGCCGATGCGGCTATGGGAACAAATATTGGTGCCAGAAGCCCTAGCAGAGGTGGTTAATGAGGAATAAAAAATGAGTTGGAAGAAACACTTTACACCAGTGGCAACAGGTGATAATCAAAACGGAAGCTACAGTCCATTTTCAAGTCGTAGTAACGGCAATATGGCTGGTCCAGCACGTTCTAACTATTCAAGTTACTTGCCTGATGTGTATGTAGGTTCTCCAAACAGAGTTGAACGCTACGGACAATATAACACAATGGATCAAGACAGTGAAGTTAATGCTGCTCTTGATATCCTTGCTGAGTTTTGTACACAGAAAAACGGAGCAAACAACACACCTTTCCTTGTAGACTATCGAGGCGAGAAAGCAACCAACAGTGAAATTAATATTATTGGGCAGTATCTACAACAGTGGAATAAACTGCAAAGTTTTGAGACAAAGATATTTAGAATACTACGTAACGTATTTAAAATGGGAGATCAATTTTTCCTAAGAGATCCAGAAACTAAAAAATGGTTTCATGTTGATCCTGCAAACGTAACACGTATTATTGTAAACGAAAGCGAAGGTAAGACTCCTGAGCAATATGTTATTAAGAATGTAAACTTTAACTTTAAAGACGGCATTGCAACAACACCATATGTAAACAATGGCAACATGAGTCCAGCCGGCGGCGGACAATATCAGTCATCTAGTTCTGCAGGCGGCGCAAAAGGTATGTTAGGCCCAACCGGCGGCATGAGTGGAAGTCGATTTAGTACAGATGATTCAGAATTTACTGTTGATGCAGAACATGTTGTACATTTAAGTTTATCAGAAGGATTAGACAACAACTATCCGTTTGGTAATAGCTTACTTGAAACTATCTTTAAAGTATACAAGCAAAAAGAATTATTAGAAGACGCAATTATTATATATCGTGTTCAAAGAGCTCCAGAAAGAAGAGTATTCTACGTTGATGTGGGCAACATGCCATCACACCTTGCTATGCAGTTTGTGGAACGTGTTAAGACGGAAATACACCAGAGACGAATCCCATCGTCAACAGGGGGTGGTGCTAATGTCATAGACAGTTCATACAATCCTTTGTCAATCAACGAAGATTATTTCTTCCCACAAACTGCTGAAGGACGCGGATCAAAAGTTGAAACATTACCAGGCGGTACTAACCTTGGAGAAATTGATGACCTTAGATATTTTACTAATAAGCTCGTACGTGGTTTACGAATCCCTAGCAGCTATCTACCAACCGGGGCTGACGACAGTGCTTCTCAATACAATGACGGACGAGTCGGCACAGCCTACATACAAGAACTAAGATTTAACACCTACTGTGAAAGACTACAAAACTTAATTGTTGAAGAGTTTGACACAGAGTTTAAACGTTACTTGTTAGAAAAAGGCGTAAACATTGATACAGCAATGTTTGATCTTAAATTCCAACCACCACAGAACTTTGCAAGTTACAGACAAGCTGAGATTGATAATGCTCGTGTACCAACATACACGCAAATGAGTGCTATTCCTTATATGTCTAATAGATTTGCAATGAAACGATTCTTGGGTATGAGTGACGAAGAGATTGCAGAGAACGAACGTATGTGGCGAGAAGAGAATGAAGAGAATCTAGAGCCGTTACCAGGTGATACTAGTGCAGAAATGCGTGATGCAGGAATTAGTAGTGCAGGTATTGGCGCAGACCTAGGCGGAATAGAAGATGAAGCACCGGAAGGTGTTGACGGTGTTGATGGAGCAGATGGAGCAGGACCTGATACAGTTACAGGACAAGAACTTGGGGCACCGGCACCAGGAACTGAGCAAACGATATAAATACAATATGATACTAAGAGAATTATTTTATCACGACCGTGAAACTGTTGAATTTGTAGACGATAAACGCTACGAAGCAGACTATGACGATTCGCCTATGAAAAAAGACGATACTCGTAAAACAAGATTAACTCTTAGTCAAATCAATCGAATCCGCAAAGCATCTGAGCTACATACAGAAGAAAAGCGCAAAGAACAAGAGTTCGTAAAGCAAATGTATGGTATAGCAGCAAACACAGAAGCCGGCGGAGTTTAATTATTGAAAAAAATAGCATTTGTGCTAGGCAATGGCAAAAGTCGTTCTAGCATTGACTTAAAACAACTAAACAAGTTTGGACCTATATATGGGTGTAATGCACTTTATAGAGAATTTTCTCCTGATTATCTAGTTGCAGTTGACGTTAAAATGATTTTAGAAATTAATCAAGCCGGATATCAACATAAGCACCAAGTTTGGACCAATCCAAATAAAGCATATCATCAGTTTGAAAATTTTAATTACTTTAATCCAAGTAAAGGGTGGAGTAGTGGTCCAACTGCATTATGGTTAGCTAGCAATAAAGAATATGAAGACATACACATGCTAGGGTTTGATTATCAAGGACTTGGCGATAAGATTAATAATATATATGCAGACAGTCGAAATTATAAAAAAAGTTCAGACAGGGCAACCTATCACGGAAATTGGCTTAATCAAACTCTAATAACTTGTCAAAAATTTAACAAAAAGAGATATATAAGAGTAGTGCAAGAAGATGCATTTATACCAAAAGAATTTTCTAAAATTAATAATTTAGACCATATTACAGTCGAAAACTTTAAAAAATCCTTTAATATTTCCTAAACGGCTCGTTATGAGCCTATTTCTGCATACTTTTCTGTATATATAGTAAATACAATATGACAGCCCCACACAGGCGTATATGCTATGCATGTACATGTGTGAACTAAAACATTTATAGGAGTTAATAACAATGTCAGATCAAAATAAATTTGAACAAATGCTAGAGCTACTTGTCAACGAAGACAAAGCAGCAGCACAAGAATTATTTCACGAGATCGTAGTTGAGAAATCACGCGATATCTATGAGTCACTACTAGAAGACGAAGCTGAAGTTGATGAAGCTGATGACGAAGAAGTAGATGAGTCAGACGAAGACCTAGACGAAGCAGATGACGAAGAAGTTGATGAGTCAGACGAAGACCTAGACGAAAACTTTAGCTTAGATACATTTGAAGTTGAAGCAGACGACGACATGGGTCCAACGGACCAGACAGGCGACTTAGCTGCTGACTTAGGCATGAACATGGACGACGAAGGTGAAGAAGGCGACGAAGAAGGTGAAGGCGATGTTGAAGATCGTGTAGAAGACCTAGAAGACGCACTAGACGACCTTAAAGCAGAATTTGAAAAAATGATGGCTGGTGACGACGAAGACGATGGCGAAGAAGCTGACGACGATGCAGAAGGCGACATGGGCGACATGGATGCTGAAGAAGAGCCAGAAGAAGAGTCATATGCTTTTGAAGCAGCAGACGACACTGAAATCGAAGAAGGTGGTCATTCAGATCAGATGATCAAAGACAAAGAAAACATGTCAAAAGCAGAATTTGAAAAGAAGTATGGCGATG